AGGGATTGGTACTCCCATAATACCGGCATTTTCAACGATTGATATAAGCTCATTGATGATAAAGCCGATTATTACGGCAGTTCTGATATAATTAACTCCCAGTGCAAGATCCAGGCGGTATGCAATCAGTACAAATAGGAGCGATACTCCCTTTCGGCATAACCCTTTCCACGCAGACCAAGAGCTTAACGCACCGGTCTTGGATTTCTCTGATTTCTTCCACACTGCTGCAATCAATAAGCCCATGGTGAAATCAATCCCCATCATGATCATTAATGTTTCCAAATCGCTTGTCCATCCTCCGAATAAGTTAGCGATGAAACTACCGATCGCTCCGATTACGGTAAGTACAGTTACTTTTGCTGTTGATACTTTTTCCATTCAATTACCTTCTTTCTTTAATTTAAAAAAGAGCCTAATAGACACCGCCTATCCTGCTCTGTATAAATACTCTCAATATTACATTAGCTTCAATCCTTGCAATTCCGTCCGCCGATGGCCTAATCGTTATCTCGTGCAACCCTCTTGTTACTTTACCGTTTTGCTTTGTTAGATAGTCTATAACGCTTAACCGATCAGCATTTAAACTGTTCTCTGGCATTTGTTGTCCGTCAACCGTAATTATTAGCGCGCTGGGTACCACCTTATCCAGTATGCTTATACCGAATACTAGGTCATGTGTATGATCCGGTAGATCAATTGGATGAGTATGAGTTGCCCACCCAGAGCCGATTGTCACCTTGTGCCTATGATCTCCACTATAAGCCTCCGATATGCTCGTATTTATCTGTAATAATGGCAACGAGCCGTCTCTAGATGTAGTTGTTTGCATCCCTCCACCGGCAACACTCTTTGAATAAGCTTTGTATGGTCTTGTCCGAAATGATAAATCGCACGTATTAACATTAACGATATCATCATCGATATAAAAAGGGATGACTACAGGATTTCCGGCATCGCAATTATCCTGGTTGGAAAATGTCATTACGTTGGTTGCTCCCTGGCTATAAGCTTCATTGACCTGGATTTTTCGTTCTGTGTCCGCTTGGGTAGTGGCTATATCCGAGACTTTATTGTTAATCTGATACTCAACTTCAAATTCCCTTGATATATCTTTTATCTCCTCACCGATAATTCTAGCCAAGTATTCTTCATCATCTACGATAATTCGCGTAACCCCATTCAATACCTTTTCTTCACCTGCGTATTCTGGCAGAATGGATAAATCAGCGCTGCCAACCTCAAAACTAATCTTAGGTTCCTTCCATTGGTTAAGTAAAGATTGCGCATTGGCCAGCAGAGTTTCTGCATCTTCCGCTTTTTTGTCAATCCATATATAGCTTCTCTTGCCCCATTTCGCAATACTCTCATCGTCTTTTATATATCTTAATCCACCGTTTATCCTAGCTATATCAAGCTGATTCACACCCTCACCGGATCCTTTTGGGATAAGCCAGTTAACAATGTTCGTCGGATCTGATACTTTACTGAAATCTATCATGTCCTTACCCCATCGGATCTCCGCTTTAACATCATCTGAAGCTCGTATAAGATTTAGTTCCCAGGGGTAAACCTGCGTGTCAAAAGTAAATTCATATGCTTCGCTGAATGGCATTGGTATGCTTAATATTGGTGCCAACAATCCATTTTCATTCTCGAAGCTGTATTCAAAGTAATAGTTAAAGTCTACCTGACCAAGAACCCATCTTTTAGTTTCTTGCAGATCTAATATACCTTGTAATACTTGTCTCGTTGAATAGCCACTAAATTGGTAATAACCATCTATTACATCATCTAGGAGCGTGGCAAAGACGTGCTCGCAAGAATAAGTTATGCTGTCGTCATTCGCACTTTTTATAGTCTCCGTAGGCATGATGCGATATAAACCATAATATCTACCAGATGAAGATGTGATCTCGATATAATTTAAATGGTCACACAAACTATTCTTTGGGTCTGTTTTAGGTAGAGAAAAAGTAGCTGTCCACAATTCATTCGTGAGCCTTTTAACCCTAACGCCATAAGCGTTTTCAAGTATGCCTATGTCGGATAGGTTTTTATCCTTAACTACAATCAATTTATCACCCTCTTTACATTAAAAAGAGACCCTCGATTCGAGAGCCTCTTAAAATTTAGTTAGTTCGCAATATAATCCTATTGTGTATTATTCGTATATATTAATATTTTTTACAGTCATTGTTCCAACTCCGTTTTTATAAAACCCTAAATATCCACCTGTTAAATTACGAGTCATAGTGTAAGTTCCAATCGATACTCCGTCACAGTATAATGTCGCTGTACCTGTCTTAGACACTACAAATCTAAACGTATGTGCTGTTCCGATATAGCTTGTCGCTGACGTGTTTAAAATTGAACCACTATAAACATTACCGTCTATATTTTCATATATTGATATTTCAGAACTTGTAGGAGCCATTATCATCAACCCACATGTAATATTACCTGCCGAATTTTTCGAACCCATTACTAAAAATCCCTCATTAATATGTAGCGTTGTCGCAAATTCTATGTCAATATCATCCAATATTCTAGAGGTGGGGATATCGGTTAGCACATATGGGACTGTAGTGCTTGAAAACGTAAGCTGAACTCCATCATACGATTTTACTATTTGTTTAAAATTAGATAAACTAGCGGTCGGTGTTTGTTTTATACGTTTATTTTCTTTTAATTTTACATAATAACAATCCACATAACTTCCAATTGATGAATCTGTCTTGTTGAACTCAATAATATGGAAACCCTTAGTTAAATTCTTGATAACAAGTGTTTCTGCGTCATGCATAAAATAATCTGCGTAATTTGAATCATATACACTCATTGTTTTCACGACTGTATTATCGAGAACCACATTAAATTCTGAATGCCCACCAAGCCATGTCCCAGTGGCAAGGTATACATCCATATTTGGTTTATCAACATATATAGCAAGTTTGATATAACTTGCCATAATGCAATATCCAACCTTGCTATTAGGGTAAGCCGGCATATACGATGATGTTCCAGAAAATTTAAAAGCACTATCATAACACGGTATAATACATTCGTCGTCTGTACTGATTAACTTTGGAGAAATGAAAGCGCTAGCCATTTGTGTGCCTTTAAATTTATATAATGGAACTGTTGGATGAACACCGCCACCAGTGGCAAAATCTGTTGATATAACTGTTTGTAAATATTCCGTTGTACGAGCAAAATTATCAATAAGCGCAACATTAAATTCCATTGCAATATCACGTCCAATTTGAGCAGCCTGTTTTACTTTTTCAGCTTGCAAACCGTTAGTCATTTTAAGAACAATATTAGGAGTATCAATTACAACAACTTTACCGTGTTTAAGTGCAATTTTGACAAGTTCTCGCATATTTGCACGATAAACATCCATTGTGACTCCCCAAGATGCACAATCGTTAATACCATATCCTATGATAACAATATCGTCAGTATTTGTTGCCATGATTTCTTCCCAAGGCGCAATACCATCAGCTCCACTTAGTGCGCTACTGGTTTGAAATCCATTATGACCGTTATTTACGCATACAATTAAATTATTATTATAGTATGACCTTAATAATGTTTGCAATGTTACAATTGGCGGTTCTGCTACGCGCGTTACACCGTCTGCCATTGCTCCCCAATATGTACTATCACCATAACATCCAATCTGTACTGCTTGTCCAAGCAACATTTTTTCCACATATTTTGATAATGTATCGGTATCATTAGCTATAATATTCTCTGCCTTAGTAATCGGATAAAGATTATCCCATGCTGTATTGTTTGCATTTCTCTGTCCCATTTGTATATTTTCATCTGCCATTTTACTTCCTCCTGTAAAAAATATCATGAGGAATATTATTGCTATAAAAACCATTTTCTTTTTCATAAAATCACCCCTTTGGGCATATTATAAATTATTTTGGCTTTACATGCAATAATTTCCATGTTAAATTATACTATTTTAAAAAATATTTGATTTGCTACGGTTTCCGTGGGATACTCTGTCCCTACCCTCGGCATTTCTGCCAATTGCGAACTAAGTTCTTGATGTTCTGCATCTAGTCTCTTTTTCAATGTATCGTATGTAATTGTGTTATCTGCATTCACTCTCGCTTGCGCTGCTTCTACTGAACTATCACCATCAATAACGATCTGGTTTAACTGCTCTTGTGTGGATTGTGAATTAGCCAGTGCTTGATTAGATACAGCTATAGAGCTATTCGCCGTGTCCATGGCATTATCCGCTGTAGTAAAGGCTTGCTCTGCCTGTTCTATTGCTACATTTATCTTAGGGTATCCTTGAGCTAATGTATCTGTTGGTTTTATTAATTCTGCCATATAATCACCCTTTCTAGGTATATTTATCTCGTAGTTTTATTCGTACTGATATATTAATTCCGCTTCCGGATATGTCGATTTGGTTATTACCAGTCAACAAAATGAAGTCTCTCAAATTTGTTATAAATGTATTTACTCCGTTTTTCTTTACGGAATATTCCTCGCAATCAATAACCCATGTTGTATTGGTAAAGCTAGGCAATGTTATGTTGTATCCATTTGCCGATATGCTTAAACTAGTTGCGCTTCCATTAATCTCAATCACAGGCTTATTAGCCAGCCCATCTGTATAGACGTTCAAAGTTGTTGGGGCAGTAATTGCCTTTAGTCCGTCAGACCCTGAATGACCTAGTTTGTAATGAGATTGAAACGTAATAACCTCACTTCCCCATGTTATTTCATCTGCATATACAGCACTGTAAGCGTATGGGTCGTATGCAGTAAGGATTAGGGTGAATTTCCCCATCCTCGCCACCCTGTCCGGATCTATCGGGGCGCTTAGCATAACAAGATAATATTTGTCCGGTTCGTAATCATACACAAGTTTTATTTCTCTTGGTTTTCCGTAATCATCTACTAGAAACCTTGCAAACTCTCTTAGTTTGTTTTGCAAGAGATTACTGTTTTTATCTATCGCAACAATATTAAATGCCAATACTCTCTCGTTTATTTCTGCGCCGAAGTTATATAATCCATCTCTCCCAGGCACAGACAATGTTTTATTACTAAAATTCGGTGTCATTGGGTTGGTTTGTTTTTCACCTATTAAACCGAAATGGCTTAGTTTGTATCCATCTAGTGTTATCATAAAACCACCCCGATTCTTCTTGCTCCCATGCGATTTAGGGAATCCAACTCTGAACTCATATCTTGTGCTGTAAATCTTGCAAATTCTCGCCCGTTAATATTTAATATAATAGGGCGATTGGCAATAGATAAAAGCGCATCCATGATGTCTGAACTTCCTTCTATACTAGCATTACCGTAATTGGATTTTCCGGTGTAGCTCCCGGCGACTTCAAAATCTGTAGGGATACTGCCTATCATGTCTTTTGTAATTTTGTTCATGTTGTCGGTAAACCCTTCTCCTAGTCCTAATGCAAGATTCTTACCGATTTCATCTTCGAACAATTTTGAAGGAGAATGGATGCCAAAGAAGCTTTTTATACCATCTAAAACAGTGCTACCAAATCCCTTGATTTTGTCGAGCAACCATCCAGTAGCATCTTTAATACCGTTCCATAGCCCCTTTACGAGATTAAGCCCTACTTCTGCGATTTTAGGTATGCTCTGAGAAAAAGCTTTTACAAGCGATGTTATAATTTGGGGCACTGCTTTTACGATTTCTACTATTATTTTTGGTAAATTTTCAACCAGAGCTATAAACAACTGTACTCCCGCATCGATTATCTTGTCTATGTTTCCTATTAGTGCATCTGCCACGCTAGTTACGATTTTTGGCATTGCATCGGTTAAGGTTGTTATGATTAGGGGTAATTCCTGTATAAGAGAAGTCAACAGCTTAATCCCCGCATCGATTATTAAAGGAATTGCATCGATTATGGCAGTTACAATGTTGTCAATAATTTCAGGCAATACCTCGACTATTTTATTTATGATTTCTGGAAGTGCTGCCACTAGAGAGGTCAAAAGCTGAATTCCGGCATCGATGATCATCGGGATTGATGTGATAAAAAAATCAATGATGCCACTAATTATTTCCGGAAGTCTTTCAATCAATTGCGGCATTGCTGCTATAAGCCCATTCGCTAATCCCAACATCAACTGCAGTGCGGCATCGAGCAGCATTGGAGCGTTATCTATCAACCCGCTTACTATCGTTGTTATGGCTTCAACGGCAGCCGGTATTAGCTCCGGAAGTGCTTCACCAATTCCTTCAACAAGAGTGGTTATCAGTTGTGTTGCTGTATCTGCCAACAACGGTAAATTTTCAATCAGTGCACCCGTTAATGTTGTTAATATGTCTGGCAATCCTTTTAGCATATTGCCTACCATCGGCAATAAATTGTCAAACAGGAAAGTTGATACTGTTTCTGTCAAAGCCTGCAAGGATGGTGTTATATCTTCCCCTAACGCTAAGTTTCCTAGAAGGTTAGAAAATGCGCCTTTCATAGATGCAAGAGAGCCACTTAACGTTTCTGCCGATTCTTTAGCGGTCGTGCCTGTTATGTCTAATTCTTCTTGGACCACGTGAATAGCATCATATACATCACTTAGATTGCTGATATCATATTTCTCTCCGCTTAGCTTTGAAGCATCTGCAAGCAAGCGTTCCATTTCGGTTTTTGTTCCCAGTTGTACCCCTTGTTTCCAAGTATTTAAAAAGGACTTACATTTCTGTAAATCCTTAGGGCTTAGACTATATCTTTATCAAAATCTTCCGCAAAATACCATTCGTAACCTTTGTGTGTTTTTAATTTTGGTTTGCAATTATAATTTTGATAGTAGGCGTTTCGAATGTCGTATTAATAGACACCCTACGAGCAATGCTCTAGTCGTTGCACCTTCCTTTTTTCAAGGCTTGGCACAGGATTGTCATAGGCTTTCGCCCTTAGAGATTCCCTGTTAGCACATACTTATTTTTTATTTGTGTATGCACACCCATTAATATAATGGTTAACCTACTTTTAATACGGCAATGTAGTTTACCGTAGCCTAACTTAAGATTATCCAGCATAGTGTAATTCTGCTTACTAAATCCTTGATAGGCATTTTGTATGGACTCCATATCAGTACCCATCTTATTGGCATTGTCAGACATATCAATCATTGCTGTATTTGCCTTTTCGGCTGCTTTTTCTGTATCTCCGCCAAGTGATTGCAAGAGAGATGCGGAGAAAGATGTTACGCTTTCCATGTAATCATTTGCGGATACTCCTGCAGTCTTATAGCCTTCACTTGCGTACTGTTTTACCTTGTCCGCATTTTCTTTAAACAATGTTTCAACTCCGCCTAATGATTGTTGAAGGTCCCCTCCTTCGGTAAGTGCAGCGCCTATAGTCTTCCCGATTGCGGCAGTAGCAATAACTCCTTTTATAGCACCTGCAATCTTACTTCCTACACTTTTACCTGCAGATGTGGCTTCTCCGCCTAACACTTTTTCTATAGAACCTTTTATCCCTTTAGCCGATGGCATAATCTGTACATAGGCTTGACCTAATTCAGTAGCCAAATCACTCACCTCCTGCCATGTTCGAAATTATTTCATTTCTTGTTTTTTCAAAGTCCTCACCGGATTTAAATACGATTACATCTGTTTCTTTTGGTTTTTTATTCACTAACACATCAACCAACATTGTCGGTCTATTAATTCCCTTTCGCCCATCTTCTGACCGCATCCAAGCCAACACACTTAATCTGTCTGCAATTCCAGCCAAAATTAAGGTGTCTATTGGTGTTTTTTGGTCATTAAGCTTCATTTTTATCCTCGAGTTCTCTCTTAGCCCAACAGCAAAAACAGCCACACGCAGAGGCGGTAGCTGTTTGTAGTCGTATATGTGATATGTCTCTGCAAGGTCGCAAATTAAAGCGTCCTCGTCTAGTTTTATCATCCCGGCAAGGACTAGGAGTTTTTTATTTCTTTTTGGCTTTGGAATATATCCATTATTTCATCCATTAACTTATCCGTTGAGACTAGACCTTCATCATCTCTCAGATGCTCCTTAAGCTTGTTTGCCTGTTCTTTACCAAGTAACATGTTAACGGTTTTTGGTAGTAACAATGGGTTCTCGTCAACTTCGCTTAAAGTCTCGATTAATTCGTAGTTTTCAAGTCTCTTTTTCGATATTTCGTATCCAAACCCTGATTTTGTTATCCCTTTAATCATAATTATACACCTGTCCCTGTTGCTGGTTTTTGTATATATTCATAGTGTGTGTTTTCATCGGTATCTGGCATTGCTTCAAGTGTTGTTTCATAGCCTACTGCATCAGCATCAGCATAGCTAATTTCTCCGATTTCAGAAACCTTTCCATTGGGAATTACAATCCTTTTTAGGACCCCAGCTTTTAATATCATGTCGATAACAAGGCAATGCTCTTCCAACTCTTTGCTGTTTGCCTTAATTTCGATACCCGTGTCTAAAGTTCCTGTTACATTTTCTTGACCGTATACCTCTCTCAATACATCGACATTTGTCGCCTCAATTAAGGTATATGTAAAAGTATCTGCTTTGTCAGTTTGAACAACAGCTACTGTGTCACCGCCCCATGCTTTTATTTTTTCACTTTCCGGGGAGTTTGCGTTGGTCAAACCGTCCTCTGAAATATATCCCAAGCTTTTAAATGCTACATCTAGCGCAGTAGTTGCATCTACCGGCAATGTTGTGCCTAAAGGAGCCGAATATATCGCTCCGCCTACCTTGGGTTTTGCGGTTGAGACGTTTGCTACATTACTCATTTTTCTTCCTCCTAATAATATTTAATATCGAATACCGCTTGATAACGATATTCTTTGGTTGTTGTATCTGTAAAATTATAATCACTGTTGAGGCTTACCCCTCGGATTTCGTTGAGCTCAATCAAGCTCTTCACTGCCTCTTTTACTTTTTTGTTTAACACTATCGCTTCGTAAAGGCTCTTGCCGTAACTTTGGAATGCGAATGTGGCTGACGGTAGATGATTGGTTTCCCTGCCACCCGTCTTTTCAAATACGACATAGTTGCCAAGGCTCGTGCTGGGCTTTTCAGTAAACACCGGTTCATCAAGTTTTAAATCAAGATGGTTTTTAATTATTATCTCAATCATCAATTCACCGCCTTTAATAACGTGTTATTCTTTAGGTTGTCTGATTTCGCCTGATATGTAGTCGCGCTTACCATTGCATTTGCCCTATTTTTACCTACGTGCATATCTTGCTCGTAACCATTACCGCATCTATCTCTTATATTTGTTGCATACCCTTTTAAAACCTCTTGTATTTCTTCAGACTTCATCAATTCGGAGACGCCTTTGTGGTTGAGTTTAAATTGCATCTTACTCATAACGTTCCACCATCACTTTTTTGTTCCAGTCAAGCGGTATCATTTCCTCTATACCTTCTAATTCAGCGCCAAACACTCGCCAACGTTTATTAAAAAACCTAACCTCTTGATTTTCCCAAGTGTTCGTATCCCCCTTGGGAATTGCTAGCGTGTATACGGCTTTCTTGCCCGTAAGCGTTAATTGATTTACAATATCATCTGTAGACGTTGGGCTTACAAGCACGTTATCAACTTCTATTTCTACATCTCCATAGATGGGCGCGCCTAATGGGTCTTTGCCAGCTTCGATTTTATTTATAAGGGTAACTGTGATTCCTTTAATTCTAGCCATAAAAATCAATCACCCCATATCTTTGTTTGCGCAATCCTAATCTTGCAAGCTCCGATTTTTTAATAAACAATCCACCACCAGGGACTAAAAAAGAGCCTTGAAACGAATAACCTAATGCGCTTTCGGACATTTGTGTCATTGGCTCTTGATCTGTAGAAGTCATTAAAGTTCTGGCTACTATATCTACAGTTACCGATTTAGCTACATTTGCAAATGGCAGATTTTCAGTCGGGTTGTCTTCCGTCACTTCCACCATCGCATCTAAATCCTTGCCTACTTTTTTAGCTTCTACCCTTAATGAGTCAGAGACTACTTCAAGCAGTTTTTCGGCCCTGTTAATTTCTTCGTTGGTTAAAGGTCTCCATAGATCTGCTATATCTTGTACCGTTGCGAAAGGTTTCATTCAATCACTTCCCTTTTAACATAAGGTCGTATAGTTCTTGCTTATTTGCTCTTGGGTTATATTTAATCCCAAACGCATCAAGCTCTTGCTTGATTTCTTTTATCGTTATTCCGTCAAAACCTTCAAAGCCCTCTTTTTGTTCAGGCTCTTTTTTGATTTCCTCAGCCTTATTAACTTCCTCGGGTTGGGTTTCAACTTTAACTTCGCGAACTTCCTTTATTTCTTCGTCAGCTTTAATCCAGTCTCCACCTTTAATTACACAGGAGCTATCAATGATAGCTCCTGTTTTAGTATTTTTATATCTCATTTATACCTCCTACGCGCCTGGTATTACCCTTGCGAAGCTGCTTCCGTCCATAATTCCCCAACCTAAGTAAGTTTCAGAACGCAGGTAAACTTGATTATAACCTTTAAGGTCTTTACCACTGTTGTCCGGATCACCATACTTGATTACTTCGAATGGAATTTGCTTTGCATATCCCCATTTGAACATTTCCGCAAAGTCACCCAAAATTGCATGGTCTACAGAACCGGCTGATACCGTTGCGTTAATGTCAGCTTTTAATCCATAAAGAGAACCAGGGTTTGCTCCCCATGCTAACTCTGGGAACTGCTTAACTCCATTAACTTTCATTTGTGCTAATGCGGCAGAGAAAGTTGGTGACATGGCCATGCCGCTAATAGTTCCGCCGGAACCTTGCACTAATGCAACCGCCGCTTCAATGTTTGCGTCCGGGTCTGCCTCGGTATAAGTTACAGTTTGAGATACTATGCTATCGAAATGATTGGTACCAATAACTGCAGATGCTAATCCTGTACGTGGATTAACTCCATGCATTGCCATAAGGTCTAGGCCTTTTGCTAGCTTCTTTGCATACCCATCATTGAAAGCCTTGATAATATTAATCTTCTCTTCCTCTGATGTGTAAAGGAATTCATCTGAAACTCGAGCACCATATTCTACTTTAATAGGAATAATGGTAATTGGATCAATTGAAATTCCTCCGTGAGATTTTGCGCCACTCTCGGCAACTACATCAATCTCTGAATCCATTGTAAATGTAAATTCCTTTTGACCATTGAATGGTATTGGATTTTGCTGGGATAGAGTAACTAATGAACTCTTGCCCTGCACTTTGTTAATTAAGTCTGATACTAACTCCGGATCAAAATAACTTCCTCTTTCTAATACTGCCATAATTTTATTCTCCTTCTAAATTTAAATTTTCTAATAGTGATTTATAAGCACCATCTTTGTCATCAACAGTTGGTTCTACATCTTTTAATGGTGCTATAAGCTCTTTATGTCCTACTAATTCTGCCAACTTTTTAGCATCTGCTGTAATGCTTTCTTCGTCTTCGCCAACAAGTCTACCTGCTAAATCAAAAGGTATTCCATACTGTAATGCAATTCTCGTTTTCATATTTGCTGTTTCATAGCCAGTAACTTTTGCATTTAAATCGGATATATCTTTGTCGTATTTTTCAGCCTTCTTATTAGATTCTGCTATAGCTTTTTTCAACGTGCCTGCTTCTGTTTCTAACGTTTGGTTTCTGGTTTTAACTTCTTCATAGTCTGCATACTTTTTTTCTATAGACTCTCTCTCTCTTTTAAGTCTTTCCTGTATTGCTTTGTCAAAATCCTCCTGTGTTGTTATTGCTTTAAATTCTTCACCCATTTTGTATCTTCCTTTCTCCCGCTTTCCCGGTGGTATCGGTAATTTATTGTATTAAAAAAGCTACCCAAGTCGCCTAATACCTTATTTTTTGTTTCTTCTTTGGCTTAAATTCACTGCAAGCCCAATGTGCTAATAAAGCACTGTCCATAAGACTAATGTCCATATCTTCAAATTGCGATTTATACCCAAATCCACCATTGGACCCTATTAATCTTTTATCACAATTTGTTACTACTTGTGTAAGCGATGGTTGGTCGTTATGACAGATAGATTGTTGATAGATGCCTTGCTCCCATAGGGAATTTGCGTTAATAATTTCTTTAACTGTTGGTAGTGTTGGCTCTTTTAATCCAACGTCTTTCATTTCTTTTGCTAACAAGTTCTGCCCACTCGCACCATCTACAGCCACACTTGCTACATCTGCATTTTTTAAAAACCTCACAATCCAATTGTTACCGTTTCTAACCGATTGGCAGTCTATGGCTTCCACAAATATTTTGCCCGATAAAGTCCTAACTGCAATAGACATTGAAACGTTAGCTCCATCGTTGCCATATTTTATACCAGCATATAAAGGTCCTTTTAAGACCGGCATGGCGTTGACTTTTAATTCTCTCCATTCGTTTTCACTAATTGCGGACTTTTGATTATATTTAATCCACAATCCCAAACGCTGTATCATAAAGTCGTTTGTATCTTCGCCAATTTCATCCTGTATTGAACGTTCTGTGAAAATTGTACCAAGTGAAGGATTGCATAGATACCAAAGCTCTTTATCTCTAATGTCTTTTACTTCATCTTCAATTCCCCACTCTGCCCATCCTGCATTTTCAACTTTACCACCCAAGGTATTGTTTCTGAAATCTACAAATACCGTTCCTGCGCTTAGCGGTGTAGGTGGCGTTCCGCAGAATATTGTTTGAGGGTTTTGACTATCGGTAACTACGTATTTTAAAGCTGACTCTTGGTCTGTAGTGTATTCTTGTGCCTCGTCTATGACTAATAAGTCAAAGCCTTCACCTAGCCCGCCGGTGGAAGTTCGTGTTCTAAATTCAACTCTACCACCCGTATCGGGAATATCAATTCTTTCTCTGCCGGTTGCTTTTAGGGATTCGTATTCTATGCCGGCCTTATCTAGTAGTCTGCACAATCTTTCCCATGCAGTATGTGATGTGGTTGTTCTGTGGGCGGTGTGGAGTATCTGTTCGCCGTCTTGCAATCCTTGCATTTCCCTAATCGCTACAACCTCATTTTTACCATTTCTACGGGGAAGACTGTATCCAAATTTCGTATGTACCCATAAGCCATCTTCGTTAATTGCATAAATGTGTTTAGCCAGATTTATTTGCCATTCTTGAGCCGTTCTCTTTGATAGCTCGTAGGTATCAATCGCTTTTTTATATAGACTTTTTGTATATGGTAAAATTACCGATTGAGTAGGATTTTGATTACCAATTCTTTTTTCAGTCATCCTTATCCCCTTTCAATCGTCCTGTATGATTACCCTGTCACTGGGAGATGCATGGATCACCTCCTACTGCTTAATTGTCTGGAAAACAAAAGGGTTATCCTTTATTACTTGATGCAATCCTGTTGCAAGTTCATCAATAATCGTCTCTTCATCTGCGCCCTTCAAATCAAAATTTCTCTCATTAACTATCCCATGAATTAACTCATGCAAAAATGTTTGTTCTTGCCCCTGAGCATCCTGCAATGTGTTGTCTATCATAATAGAATGCCGATTAAAATCTATATGCCCGTAACATTGCTTATTCTCTTCCAAGATTACATTGTTGGATATCTTTACGTCATAATTCATACTTCCAATCCTAATCTGTTTTGGTATATTCAATTTCCCACCCCCCCATTTTAAAATCTGAACATAGCAAAAGCACTCACCAGTTTATTCGGTAAGTGCTAACTGTTTTCTTTAAGCCCTATTTTTTTCCTTGCTTCGATCTTTGCTTCTCTTTCAGGGTCTTTCCATTCTTTTGTATGCGTGTCTTGGGTTTTACCATTGCCAGGATTATACTCTACCCTACATCTGCAATAACGATGCCTCTGGTAAATGTTATGCGGTGCATCTGCATATTCGTAAGTTCCTTCTATTTCTCTGCACCATTTGCAGCAATTTCCGACTACGACTCTTTTTATTTTAGGTTTTAATCCCGCCTTTGATTGAAAAGTCATATTTGCCCTTACTGTATCATCAACTATGGATTGGCTGAAATTTTTAATAGGTTCATCTAATATCCATTTGATTTTTTCAAACTCTTCTGTGCTAAGCCTTTCTACCATTCCATCGATACGGTTTTGGTTTATTTTAGGTAACTGGCTTTTTAGTTTTAGTCCTGCAGTACGATTTAACTCTGTTTGGACGTCTACTGCGTAGCCGGATATTAATTCAAAATTCTTTTTCATGGTGTTGTTTAAAACCCTGTCCGCAATATTAAAATACATCTGTCCATTGGGCAGGGTCTCAACAGTGATGTGTGTATTTAAAACCTCCGCGAGTATCTCGCCAATTTCAATAGCGAATTCATTAGCATCCTTATAGGTTGCTTTTTTATCATTCAAGGCTTGTATGGCTTTTTTCAATGTTTTGCTATTAAATGTCTTTTCGTCAAAGTCGCTATTTATTAATTCGAGAAGTTCAGGAACAATGTCTTTTTCCATTATTGTTCAGCTCCTTTTATTCCAATCAGATCTCTAATGGTTTCGCCTGTCATATAGCCGGGTATGGCTTGATTAATCTTAATTGCCCCATCGCCAACAAGACCTAATGTATTAGCGTCTGCCTCAAATAACGGCTCCCATTTAGGTTTTGTTTCATAAAATTGACTACGCAAATATGGGAAGTTGTCTCTTAAGCAAGCCGCTAAATATCCGACATTTAAAAATCCACTTCCGATGCATCTTTGTGCTTTTCTTCCTGCAAGCCTTAAGTTTTCATGACTTGCCTTTATTGCTTCTACGCTTGATGGATTATCCGAAACAAATCCTAGATCGTCTAACGTTAATCCTGTCTCTCCTGCAAAGCCCGCGGCCGCTGTCCTTAATTGTTCTGTAAATGGTGACATTGAAGGGGTGGTAAACTGTCCTAGTTTTGGCGCATCTCCTTCTTCATCCTTCGTAAATTGGAGCATTGATGATATTGTGGCTTTCCATGTGTCCATTACTTCTGCATCTTGGCTTAATCCAGTAACATATTTTTGAGGGAATGAATAAAACTCTGCGGTAATATCTGCTCTTTCAAGAGTTCTTTTAGCGTATCTCTGATAATACATTCCAGCCCTTGTAATTCTGCTCCTGCCAAACGGTCTTACTGCATCAGGCCTATGGATTATTGGCACTAACAAAGGATAGGCAACATTATTTTCAATGGAATAATCAAATTTTCCGTCTTTGTAATAATCTGTTCCGCCTGCCGCGAAGTATGCCTCTAAACTTGGCTCGCCTCGGTTGTTTCTTTCAAGTACTGCATATCCCTCTTCCAATAGTCCCGTGATTGGATCAATTACTCCAGTTGCATTTGACGCCTCAATTACTTGTAATCTTGGAATATCTCCTTCGCCTTTCGAAATATAAACAAAACAGCATGATGCAATCAGTGCGGATAATACTGCGCTATCAGAAAACACATCGGGGTTATTCATGTTGAAAATTTCATTTATCTCAAAATTATCATTTTCAAACTCTCTAAACACTAATCTATCCGCAAGACTATCAACACCTTTTGCGCACCAACCCAATACCGATTTATAACGGCTCCTTATCTCGGGGGGGATGGTTATCCCGACATCAAGGTCTTGATATTTCATATCGTATTGTTTATAGCGCAAATCCACTCTCTTTTTGTGTTTATCGAGCTTTTTTCTTAGATATTCTATACTCAATTTTGGTCTCCTTTCTATTGGCACGAGAAAAAATGTACAGTGACGGCGTGAAGGTCGCTTACACTCATAGAGGGGTCCCTATCCCCCCTATCTTCCTCTATAGCCATTTTGTTTATATAATCATAGGTTTACATGCCTAATTCATTAACCCTTGTATTCAGCCCAATTAATCGTCTGTGGAAGATTTCTGTTGCCTAATACTTTTGCTTCTTCCTTTGGCTCAATGAACAACTTATCTGACTTTTGCCTATTACAATTCCAGTGTGCAAGTTGTAGGTTTTCAATGTCTGATGGATGTCCACCTTTTGAAACCGGAATGATGTGATCTATACATGCGCTCATTGGATCAGGTGTCTTGATACTAAAATCTACTGGTCTACCACATATGCCACATGTGTTTTGTGTCTTGAATATTATTCTTTTGTTCCGCTCATAAGCTCCGCGGTGTGCGCCTTGCTTATCTAGTCGTGCCATAGTCCCCACCCTCCTCCCTTCCAATTACCATAATATAACAATCATTCATGTATTACAATGGTAACAATAAAAATGCACTCGCTGTCCTCTCGGCTAAGCATGAGTGCCTATATTAAAAAATATTGGGGGAATTTGTAGCGGCTGGTCTTTATCACCATGATATTAGCTACCACCTTTGTGGGATTTATAAGACTTATGCAGGATGTTACAGTTTACTCTGTGTTTACTTGTACTGCGGTTTGTCTTGCGTTGATATCACTTGCCGCTTAATCGACCGCCGGGCTGTGACACCTGGCAGCCGTTAGGAGGTCGTATCTAACAACCTTCCTGCTTATACCGTAACATATACATAGTGTGCAATTCAATGCAACGATTTCGTCTTAAAATTGCTTAGGGCTTTGCTATGCAAATAATGTGTCTGCCTCCAGCTATAATTAATCTCAACACATATCTGCTCCCAGGTCTTTAACTCAATATATCGTTTATGTAATATTGCACTTTCCAACCCGTCGACCATATCGGCTATGCAATTCTCTATCTCCAGCTTTCGCTTTATGCACTCATCCCTTGTTCGTATAATCTTAGTAAATACCACATCCAGCTTAACCATATAATCAGATAGATCTGACTGCTTACTACCATGAGGCATATCAGATATGGATTGTATCTTTGCGGACTGTTCTACCTCACGAAGAGATTGTAGCTGTTCTTCCAATGACTTAAGCTTCCTGCATAGATTTTTATAGCTGTTCAAGTATTCCTTTTTCTTTTCATTCTGCTCCTGTAGTTCTGTCACCCTATCACCGTCCTTTTGCCTTGCTATAGCAGCTCCAGCTACAATAGTACTTTATCCTGCGCTTTGTGGTCTTGAATCGGTAATCCTGTCTTGTCATAAACGCAGTAAAAAATATTTGTTTACCGCATATCGGACAAATTTCGGAGTTATAATCCTTAACTATTTTAGGGACGCTCCTTTTTATCAGGTTGCTTCGGCTTTTTCGCATAACCACAATCATGCTTTTGCTTTAATTCCGATAAGTGATTTTTATAAATAAAGTTATTAATATTTGATTTATTTACCCCGAAGTATTCCGCCATTTCCCTATAGGTCTTACCCTCTTCGATATAAAGCTTCGTGACTGCTTCAAGGGTCATCTCAGGCTTGTCCTTTAACTCCTGTACTTGCTTGTCTATGATTTCAGCAAGCTTATCCTCTACCGGATCCGGTTTCTTCTGCTGTTCCATCTCCTGCACTGCCTTTTCAAATTCCGGATTGATTACAGCAGGCTTTCTCTTATCAATACCAAGTAGTCGCTCCAGCTCTGCATCCTTTTCATTTTTGGAATTAATAATAGCCACTAAAACAGTATCCTTCAACTCCTGCATCTTCTCCGGCGACAACACAGTTATGTATTTTGTATTACCCTTATCTGCGAATGCAATTTCAGCATCTCGCCCAGCACTGATAATATCCTCAAACTTTTCTATCTCACTCATAGCTTTGTTAATTTCGATTACTCTTTGACTCGCTTGTTCTAATAGATTACTCATCCTCATCATCCTCCTCGTAGTCATATTCAATACC